TGGGTGTGCCTAGATTGTGTAAGTTTAAAAAGATGTGGGCGGCTGTATATGATGAAGACTATCCTACTGCAGCAAAGGAGATGCTCGACAGCAGATGGGCAACTCAGGTAAAAGGACGGGCAGTTAAATTGTCCAACGCTATGCACAACGGAGAATTTTAAATGGGTGCTAAAACATATAAATCAAGGTATCAAGGCGAAGGTGGTATTTATAAAGCCAGCGATAAAACTTCAGGTCAAACTTATAAAGGTAAGAAAAAGAAAGAAACAAAGTTTCTTGACCCCTATAGAATAGTAGACTTTATTAAAAAGGCAATAGACTAAATGACACGACAGCTAACAGACAAGCAACAGAAACTACTCAACGTCCTCTTTGAAGAAGCTGGCGGTGATTTGGTACAAGCAAAAAAGCTGGCAGGATATGCTGACACTTCTAATACTACAGAGATTGTTAAAGGTCTTAAAGAAGAAATACTTGAGGCTACTCAAATGTACATGGCACGTAATGCTCCGAAAGCAGCGATGGCGATGACAGGTGCATTACATGACCCGACAGAGTTGGGTATTCGTGATAAGATGGTTGCAGCAAAAGAACTGCTTGACCGCACAGGTCTGATTAAAACAGAAAAGGTGCAAGTAGAAGCTGCAGGTGGCGTAATGCTTATGCCAGCCAAAGCACCAGTAGACGATGAGTAGAAGCATAGGCAAGTGGAAGCTACCACAGCCAACAGACATTAAAGAAGAAAACGAATGGATACCCATACCACGTATTGCACGTACAGTACCATTCGGATATAAGCAGGATGATGAAGACCCCGATATTCTTCAGCCTATACCAATTGAATTGGATTTGCTAGAGAAAGCTAGGCAGCACGTAAATCAGTATAGCTACCGTGAGGTTGCAAATTGGTTGAGTACACAGACTGGCAGATATATCTCGCATGTAGGTTTGAGGAAACGATTACAATATGAGCGAAGACGTAAGAACCAAGCTGCAAGCCTTATCAAGTGGGCAGAGTATGCGGAAAAGGCAATCGCCAAAGCGCAAGAAATCCACACCCAAAGAACGGGTGCAAAAGCCGAAGGTTGAGATACAGGACGTTTCACATGAAACAGATAGCGTAGAAGAACACGCTAATGTATTATTCAAACCAAACGAGGGACCACAGACAGAGTTTCTTGCAGCGAGTGAAAGAGAAGTATTATATGGGGGTAGTGCAGGTGGCGGTAAAAGCTACGCCATGCTTGCAGACCCTTTAAGGTATATGGGGCATCCACAGTTCAGTGGTCTGCTTCTGCGACATACAACGGAAGAGTTAAGGGAACTCATATTCAAATCGCAGGAGTTATACCCAAAAATCTGGCCGGGAATAAAATGGTCAGAGAGAAAGATGCAGTGGACTGCGCCATCTGGTGCAAGGTTGTGGATGTCTTATCTGGATAGAGATGAAGATGTCTTGCGTTATCAGGGTCTGGCATTTAGCTGGATAGGCTTTGACGAACTGACACAGTGGGCCACACCATATGCATGGAATTACATGCGGTCACGTCTACGGTCCACTGCAACCGATTTACCAATTTTTATGAGGGCCACGACCAACCCCGGAGGTAGGGGTCATCATTGGGTTAAGAAGATGTTTATTGACCCATCTCCGTATAACAGGTCGTTTGATGCCACAGATATTGACACAACAGAAGTCCTGCGATATCCCGCTGGGCATAGCAAGGCTGGAAAACCTTTATTTAAAAGAAGATTTATACCAGCAAGACTTTCTGATAACCCATACCTTGCAAACGCAGGTGACTACGAAGCCATGCTCTTATCTCTACCAGAGCAACAACGAAGACAACTCCTTCAAGGAGATTGGGATATTAAAGAGGGTGCTGCCTTTACTGAGTTTGATAGGCACGTGCATGTTATTGAGCCTTTTAGTATTCCTAATAACTGGGTTAAGTTTAGGGCTTGTGATTACGGTTATGGTAGTTATAGTGGCGTTTTGTGGTTTGCTGTTGCACCTAATGAGCAAATTGTTGCGTACAGAGAACTCTACGTTTCTAAAGTCCTTGCCACAGATTTGGCAGATATGATTATGGATTTGGAAGCAGAAGATGGCAATATTAAGTATGGCGTTCTGGATAGTTCTCTTTGGCATAAGCGGGGTGATACTGGCCCTTCTCTTGCTGAACAGATGATAAGCAGAGGTTGTAGATGGAGACCATCAGACAGAAGCAGAGGCAGTAGGGTAGCAGGTAAAAACGAAATACATCGTAGACTGCAGATAGATGAATTTACAGAGGAGCCTAGACTTGTTTTCTTTAATACTTGCACAAATACCATCTCACAACTCCCGTCAATACCGTTGGACAAGAAAAATCCAGAAGACGTGGATACAAAAAGTGAAGACCACTTGTATGACGCTCTTAGGTATGGTATAATGTCCAGACCAAGATTTAGTATATTTGATTATGACCCTATGGGTAGACCGGGTGGGGGTATGAAAGTAGCAGACGCTACATTTGGATATTAACATGGAAATAATTTGGTCTTTAATATTAACCGTTTGTTCTACAGCATATTGTGGAACGCAAACTATACAGTGGTTTGATGAAAAGCCTGACTGTGTAGAAATGAAAACTGTACATGAAAACATACCTACTGACGGTGACTGGAAATCTATAGAATATAAATGCACTATAGTAGGAGCAAAGGAAGTATAATGGCAGAAGATGAAATTATGATGGAAGACGATGCTATTGCTCTGGAAGATACAGACGATACTACCGAAACAGATATGGACGTAACAAATATCATTCCATTTATTATGGAAAGATATAAGCGTTCTGAAGACTACCGATACCAAGATGAAGAGAGATGGTTACGTGCTTACCGTAACTATCGTGGTTTGTATGGTCCAGATGTACAGTTTACAGAGGCAGAAAAATCTCGTGTATTTGTTAAGATAACTAAAACTAAAACGCTGGCAGCATACGGACAGATTGTTGATGTTCTATTTGCTAACCAGCGTTTTCCTTTATCTATTGAGCCTACCGAATTACCAGAGGGGGTTGTTGCTGATGTACATTTTGACCCTAAAGAACCAGAACAACTGCGTGGTGAAACTGCTCTTTCAAGTCCCTATGGTTTTCAGGGAGATGGAATGGATTTCCCAGCAGGTGCAACTGCGCAGAGTTTACAAGAAAAACTTGGGGCGTTGGAAGATAAACTGGAACCAGTCGCTGATAAACTAAAAGAGGGTCCGGGTAAAACGCCTACAGCTATTGCATTTAGTCCCGCACTTATTGCAGCAAAGAAGATGCAGAAGAAAATACATGACCAGCTAGAAGAGTCAGGTGCTACTAAACATTTACGTAGTGCTGCATTTGAGATGGCATTGTTTGGCACGGGCGTAATGAAAGGGCCATTTGCCGTAGACAAAGAGTATCCGAACTGGGGTGATGATGGTAATTATGACCCATTGTTTAAAACAATACCACAGGTAAATCATGTATCTGTTTGGAACTTTTATGCAGACCCAGATGCTAATAATATGGATGAGGCACAGTTTGTTATTGAACGACATAAGATGTCTCGCACACAGTTACGTAATCTAAAGAAGCGTCCCTACTTTAGAAGTGGTGTAATTGATGAAGTCATCCAGATGGGTGAGAATTATACCAAGAAGTATTGGGAAGAAGATTTAACAGACTATGCACCAGAGCATGGCATTGACCGCTTTGAAGTATTAGAATATTGGGGCATGGTAGATGTTGAACTACTTGAAGAACAAGAAGTAGATATACCAAAAGAATTAAGAGACTTTGACGAACTGCAAGCGAACATCTGGATATGTAACAACAAATTGTTACGTATGGTTCTTAACCCGTTTAAACCTGCTAAGATACCATACTGTGCCGCACCATATGAATTAAATCCATATTCATTCTTTGGTATTGGTATCGCAGAAAACATGGACGATACGCAAACATTAATGAATGGCTTTATGCGTATGGCTGTAGATAACGCTGTGCTGTCAGGTAACTTGATTGTAGAAGTAGATGAAACTAATCTAGTGCCGGGTCAAGACTTATCATTATATCCCGGTAAAATATTTCGTAGGCAGGGTGGCGCACCCGGTCAGGCAATCTTTGGTACAAAGTTTCCAAATGTAGCACAAGAGAATATGATGCTGTTTGACAAAGCACGTGTGTTAGCAGATGAAAGCACAGGCTTTCCTTCTTTTGCACATGGACAAACAGGTGTATCTGGTGTAGGTAGAACTGCTAGTGGTATATCAATGCTAATGGGTGCAGCACAAGGTGGCACGAAAACTGTTATTAAGAATGTGGATGATTATTTACTGCGTCCTTTAGGTGAAGGTCTATTTCGTTTTAATATGCAGTTTGACTTTGATCCTAACATAAAAGGTGATTTAGAAGTTAAGGCACGTGGAACTGAAAGTCTCATGGCTAACGAGGTACGTAGTCAACGGCTCATGCAGTTCTTACAAATCGCAAGTAACCCTGCACTTGCTCCATTTGCTAAGTTCCAATACGTAATCCGTGAGATTGCAAAGTCTATGGACTTAGACCCAGACAAAGTTACCAACAATATGGATGAAGCTGCTCTGCAAGCAGAGATTATGAAAGAGTTTCAAGCACCCCTACAAAATCAACAGGGCGGTATGACACCCCCACCGGGTGGTGATGCTATGGACCCAACAGGTGCAGGTGGTGGCAATGTAGGTACAGGACAAGTTCCAGTACCGGGCGAACAAGGATTTAGTGCAAGTGAACAAGGAAATACTCAGCAAACTCAAGCCGCTGGTCAACAACAAGCACCAGTGGGACCACTTCAGTAATTACTTAGACCTGCTTATAGAACAACAACATCGTACATTAGAACAGGGTGATAATACAATACTGATGCACCGTGCGCAGGGAGCGATAGCGGTATTGCGTAATATTAAAACATTAAGGGATGCTATCAATGGCTAATATGGCAAAGCAAATGGAACTCTTTGATGAGGGCGGTCTTATGCAAGAAGGTGGTACAATTGACCCTGTATCTGGCAATAATGTACCTATAGGTTCTACTCAAGAAGAAGTCCGTGATGACATACCTGCACAATTAAGTGAAGGTGAGTTTGTTATGCCAGCAGATGTAGTGCGCTATCATGGCTTAGATAAAATGATGGCATTACGTGATGAAGCAAAGATGGGCCTTCAGCGTATGGAAGCTATGGGTCAAATGGGTAATGCTGATGAAGCAGTTATCCCTGACGGTATTCCCTTTGGTATAGAAGACCTTGAACTGGAAGATGATGGGTTAGAAATGAATGAAGGTGGTATGCCTATGCCTCAACAATCACAAGGAATGAAAGACCCCAGAGTACAATCTGGTTATGTAACATATAGGGGACAACGTGCGCATATAGGTGACTTATCTACTATTCCAGAAAATATAAGGGATGAGGTGGAGATTGAAAGAACATGAGCAAACGTAAAAATCTAAAAGAACAAACCAGACTTTCTTTTCAGCTAGGTGGTAATGTCGTACCCGGTTCTAATTTATTTGGTGGTCCAATAACTAACCCCTCACTAACACCAATGCCGGGGGGTAGTCCGGGGGGTACAATAGGTTCAGTTGCTAGAAATCCGGGAGTTGCTCAAAATCTTATAGGACCATTGGGTACGCCTATGGGTTCAGTAGGCACGTTTGGATATACGCCACCCCCAGCATCAGTATTTCCCGCAGTCGTTGTATACGGCCCTGATGGAACTGCCTATGCAAGCCCACAAGCAGCAATAGCAGCAGGTGTTAATAACTACACTATGACACCGCCAACAGCACCAACAGGAAAAGCAGCCGCACCTGTGCAAGCAGCTTCTGCTCAGTATCAGCTTCAAGGCACTCAATTTACAGGATCCCCTCAATCAACTAACTTGCCTACCTTTGGTCAAGTAGTCGGTGCTAATCCCGGACAGTATGATGAATTAAGACGATATGTAAATGATCAAGGAATTGTAAGACAAATACCTTTTAAAAATGGAGAACCTATTTATCCTATCCCTGAAGGTTTTAAATTTGAACCAGAAGATGCTACACAGGTAACAGACCCTACTACTACGCCTACTACTACTATAGGACAGCAAGATGGTGGCGGTGGCGATGATGGGTTTAGCAGTGGCGTACAAAGTCAAATAGGTGGCACCACAGGTTTAACAGGCATAAGAGATGCTATAAGTGGTGTAACAGGTTATTTTAGTGGAGAACGTGCAAAAGCAAGAGACTTTAAAGGAACTACTTTATCTTCAATAACATCTCAACGTGGCTTTGCTGGTGCTGCTAATAATATTCCCGGTGTTCAAGATGCATTAGGTGTTTATGGTAGTAGACCAGTTAATATGAGTGCTGCGTTAAGTGTTTTAATGGGTAATCCACTAGGAGCAGCATTTTCAGTTAGAGGTAGGGATACTGGTGTAGGAATGTTTGGGCAAGAAGCACCTGTAGGTTATGGTTCTTTTAGCACAGAAACTTTAATGGACTATGCTACAGGTAAGTTAGATGCTTCTCAAATAGGTATGTTAGGAATAGATATGAACCCTGCTCAAGCACGAGCAAGAGCAGAGGTACAAGCAGCTATAGGAACTGAAATAACAGGGTTAATGGGTTATCAACCCGGAGATATTAGTCCCATATCAGGATTACCTATGAATCAAAAAGGCAGAGTGGTAAACTTTAGAGGTACTTCCACGGGAGTTAGTGCTGAATTTGCTTCTATGACAGATTGGATAGATGCGTTAGAAACTGCTGCTAAATCCAATCATTATGGTGGTCTTAAATCTAAAGCAGAAGTTAATCAAATGTCTCCAAAAGCCAGAGCAAGATATGAAGATTGGGCTACATTAAATAATGAAAATCCAAAAGGTGTAGGACTAACAGCTAAAGAAACAGCCGAAAGAGATGACCCATATGATACAGGTCCTGCTGTGGATATAGGGTCGGGTCAGACTAGTATTGGCGCACCCGGAACTGGTGGATTAGGTC